GCTAGAATATCATCAATTTCTAAAGAAAGATCACGATTTAAGAAAAGCATATTTTCTTCAATTGCTCCTTGCTTGTCTAGTTGCTTAAGTACATTGTCAAAATCTGTTAATGCACCACCACCTGCTTGAGCAGCTGCTTGAGCACCAAATCCTTGATAAACATTTCCTCTAGCTTCAAGAGCTTCAAAGAAACCTTCTGTACCACGAGCGTTTTGAGCTCCTAAAGAACCTCCAAAAGTACCTAGTGGAATAGCTGCTCCACCTGCTACTTTTTTAACGCCTTCAACCATAGACATTTCAAGATAGTCTTCCCAACGAAGTCTATTTTCATGTTCTGATTTAACGTACCATAAGTAACCACCTGCACCATTTTCAGAAGTAACTTCAATCCAACCAATCTGAGCTGTGTCAGAACCATTAATTTGATAGTTTTCTTTTAAAATAATAGGAGCATTAGCAAACGTTGCATATCCTGGATCTAGCTTTTCAGTAAAGTTTCCTGTACCTTTAGCAAATTCAGAACCGTAAACGATTGCTGTTACTCTAGATGCTGCAGCAATTGCTGCGTGTGGAGCATATGCCTGTACTTGGAACATTTGTCCCGCGCCAACAGCACCTGCACCAACACCTACGTTGGTAACTACACCTTTAATCACAGCACCAGTTCCACCAACTGCTGAAGTAGCTGTTGTTTGAACCTGTACCATTACAGTTTGTCCTATTCTAAAGTTACACTGAAGTGTATTAGCTGGAGAACCTGTTAAACCTGTACTAGCTGGTTGAGCTGTAGGAACATTAAAATTAAGTATTCCACCGGCTGCTGCTGCTGCAGGAATTTGTGCTGCTGCTCCCGCTGCTGGCATAACTGCTGCAGCTCCTTGAGGTTGTACATTAGCGTAACGAGTATGTAATCTACCTTGCTCAGTCCAGATTATTTGATCTGAAGTTGAAGGCATTTCCGCAGATACCATACGAAGGAAAGAACCGATAGATCTGTTTCCATATCTTTCTACTTCTTTTTCGTATACATCTGGTAAAAATTGTTGTGTCCATTGACTAAAGTTTGCATCAGTGAAATTAATGTAATTTCCACCGTACATTGCTTTAGTTTGGGTTGGTTGTAAAGCGGCTGGTATGCCTGCTGTAAAAGCCATATTGTTTTGATTTTAAGTATTATTATTTATTTCCATTTTATTCGCAACTTATCAGAAGACTCGCCTGATACTACTCTAATTTGATTACCTGATTTAGTCATGACTGAAGATGCATCGCTTCTAGGATCCATGTTTATATTTTTAGCTTTTCTAGCTGAATCTTTTATGGCATCGGCACGGCCTTGCTCATAAAAATGATTAGCTATTTTGTCTGCATTTTGCGCAGCAAAAAGTGCTTTATGGTATTTATCCACGTCTTTTGGACCTTCATCACTTTGAAATTGGTTTAAAAAATTTGTAATATCTGACTGAAACTCTTTTGTTTTTTTAGGGTTTTCAACTTTAAACCTATATTTGTTTTCTCCAACATTAAAATCAAAACCTTTGAAATTATCAGAAAATACTTTATTAGTTTTAGAGGTGAAATCTTTTTTAAATTTGGTTGATTCTTCGTCTTTTTGCTTTTGTTTATTATAATACTCAAATGCTTCTTTATACTCTGGAGCAATATCATTCTTTTTTCTTAACTTAAGATTAGTATGATATTTTTCTTTTGCTAATTTTAAAGCATTTTTTGCATTAAATAATTCTTCTTTAAAAGCTAGTTGCCTAGCTTTAACGTCAGACGGTTCGTCTAACTCAGCATCATAAGAAAAGTTTTTATCCATTAAAAAATCGATATCTTCTTTATCTAAATGCGGTTTTGTAAATTCATAATATTCTCTTACTAAGCCTACATTGTCTATTTTATCTAAATCTCTATTAAGCTTATTGTAATCTTCTAAGTTACCTCCAGTTTCTTCCATAAACTTTATTAGTTTATCGACACCTTCTGGTAACTCTATATTAGAATTTTCTGTTATTTCTTCACTAGTTAAAGGAATAGGTTTTTCTTCTATTTCCTTTTCTTCTATTTCTTCTTCTTCTTCTTTTATTAATTCTAAAGGAGAATCTTCTATAGTTTCGTTTACTTCTTCTTTTTGAGTTGAAGTATCTTCTTGATTGGATTCGACCCGTACTTTGCCGTCCACTTCTTGGCTATCTCCGGTTCGTTCGCCCACAGAAATTTCCTCTGTTTCTCGCTCTTGAATGGCATTGTCTTCTTTATTATTAGGTTGTTTGTCAATGTTAACTTTGTAAACACCATCATCTTGAAGTCCGTATTCTTTATCTACTTCACCTGATTCAACAGCTTTTTCAAGTACTGCAACTTCTTTTTCTTGAGGAGTTACCACAACATCCTCATTTCCGTTTACAACTTTTACCTCAACTTTTTCTTCTGTATTGTTTTCCATAATTTTATAAAATATAATAGTTTTTAAATTTTAAGATGCTTCAAATCTTCCCATATCAAAGCCACCTAAAGTGTCGTTACCTGCTGATTCAAAATCTTTAGTTGGTTTATCAGTATTAGGAGCTCCACTAATTTTCATTTTTTCTTTAGCTAAAGATGTAATGTTTTGTCTATCAGAAAGTTCCATCCTAGATTGTAATTCCAACTCTTTTAATTGAACATTTAAATTAAATTCATATTGCATTAATTCTTTTTTAGACCTTGTTTCAAGTTCCATTTTTTTAATCTCAAATTCAATATCAGCTTTTCTATACTGTATTTTTGAAGATGTTTTAATTTGCTCAGCGTCTGCTTTTGCAGCTTCAACTTCAATTTGAGCTTGGCCTTGAGCCTGAGCTTGTGCTGCACTTGCGGCTTGAGCCTGAGCTTGGTCTGCTTTTTGCTTAGCTTGTCTTCTAAATTTTAAAAACTGATTTGCTAATTTAATGTTTTTAACTTCTCTTATATCAATAGCATCTTCAAGAAATATATCACCTTTAGACAGTGCCATTTGTATATTAGCTTCTAACAAAGCTTTTTCATCTTCATCAGGTTCTAATTCTAGAAATATACCAAAATCATGTAAATTTAAGTTTTTAACTTCTTCTAAAGAGCCTACCGAAAATTGTCCTATTGAATCTATTAAAGATTCTTTTGTAGGATGAAATTCTAAAACATCTTTAAACCTAAGAGATATAGCTTCAGCTAATGATGTTGTTATAAACATACTACTATATAGTATATGTCTAGTTGCTACATTACTATTTGCTGCTGCTAATTTTTGAACGCCAACTAAAGAATTAGGATCTGGATCAGAACCATCTCTAGCTTCGTTTAAACCAGTTACATCTCTCATCATTTGTATATACTGATTGTATGCACCAACTAAAACTTGTATTTGCCCACCATTACTTCCTGGAAGTTCTGTAATTGGAACTTTACCAGCATTTTGATCACCTTCAACAGTTAAAGATCTACCTATAACAGATCCTGTTTGAAAGTACATATTTAATGCTTCTTGAGGATTGTAATTATTTCCATTACCTAAATCTATTTCTGCTAAACCATCTGCGTCTAAATAAACACCTGAAGGTGTCATTCTCTGTATAGCTTGTTGAAGTTTTAAATGAGTTAATTGAACTAAATCAGCGTAAGGTGTCATTTTTGCTACTAATGAATTTATATTACCTTTGTACATTCTAGGTGCGCTAGCAACATAATTCATCATTACTTTATTAATGTTAGCATTAGGTCTAACCATGTTTGTTGCCTTTTGCCATTTTAATAATTGTTGTGTTCCTAAAACTAAAACACCTTCATATATAACTTCTCTTGTTTGTTTTACTTTTTCAAATCTAACAGAATCTTCTGGTGGATCAAAACTATCATCTTTTTCTATAGCTTTTTTAGCACCTGTTGCTACTTCTTTTATTTTATATACATCATGCTCCCATGTTTTCCAATTGAAATACAAAACAGTTAACGTATTGTTTTGAGATAGAGAATCGTTAACTTGATTATCTTGAGGACTATATGTATTATAAGTATTCCAGTTAGAACCTTCTTTAACTAATTGCTCTATTTCAGAATTAGGTAAATCAGGAAATTCTTTTTTTAGTTCGTTTACTTTTATATTTTTTACTTCACCAAAATAATAACAATCCTCAAAATTAGGATCATCAGTGTAGGACCAAACTAAGTTAGCTGGATCAACGTATTCAACAACTACTCCGTCTGTATTATTAAAACCATGTTTAGCGCAACCAATACCTATTGTTGCTATGTCATAGTCAATTCTTCTTTTTGTTTGATCATAACCATTAGATTTAAATATATTATCTATAGCTTGTTCTTCAGCTATTTCAATACCTTGCTTGTAGTTAATCTGCATGTAAAGCTCTAACTCTTCAGTATTAGCAGGTAATTCATTTACAGCAAAATTTCTGGCTGAAACTCCTAACTTTCCTTCTATTTTTTCTAATAAGTCGGCAGTGTTAAGATCTTGCTGAACATCATTTACAAACTTGGTTCTTTTACCAGTAGATATTGGATCTTGTCCTATGGCTTTTATTGTAAAAGTTCTATCTTGCATACCGTTAACAACAATGTCTACAAATTTAGGAACTATAGGCACTGGTTTCCAGTCTAAGTTTAAATAAGATAAATCTCCATTTGTAGCAAATTCATCTTTATATTTTCTTATAGACTGCTCACCTCGAGCATATAATCTTAATCTATGGCATTCTTCTCTAGAATTATAAAACCTACTAACCCCATTATTATCCTTATTGAACCACTCTTGTTCAATAGCTCTACCTACAGATAAACCATACTCTTGAGTCTTCTTAACAGAGTCGGATACTGTTTGACTAGGGAATGTGTAATTTTTCGCTTTTATTTTTGCCATATTTATTTTATTATCTCACTTCTTGATCCGTCATTTTTATATTTTGAAAATGAGAAATCAAGTTTTTTAACTACTCTTTCACCTCTTGGGCGATATAAATGTTTACGACACGCCATAATAGCTAACCCACTACTTATAGATGCATCATATGCTGTTCTTTTTGATATATCAAACTTAGCCCAGTCTTCTAATGTTCTTTGAAAAAACATATCTCCATGGTTTTCGTCTTTAGCACCAACGTATTCTTCTATATATGATTCAATAGCAGCA